AATTTAATGAAATATTAAAAGGCATATCTTTAGATATGGACCAAAATGAATTTCAACGTGAAGTTGGACGTTTAGAGGTATTAGGTGAATTACTAATTAGAGATAAAAAATGATTAAATTAACAGACCTACTTAAAGAAACAACTCAATCGGAAAAATCACCTCCGTACATGTACTCACCTGTAGGATTTGGTTGCCATGTTTGTAAATTTTACTATGTAGAAGACGAAAAACATATGTGTGGTAATTCATATTACCAAAAACATATGGGAACAGCTGAACTAGTAGATAATGAAGGTAATCAAATTAAAGATCCTTCAAAATGGTGTTCAAATTGGTTTTTACCTAAAGGCGAATGATTAAACTATTAGACATATTAAAAGAAGAAATTAATTTAGATGACATATCTAATGCTCCCTTCTCTAAACTCCCCCCAGGATTAAATCTTATTTCTAAAAGAGGTTCATCAAGAAATGTTTATGATTATAATGATAAATATGTCTTAAAAATAGCTAAAAATAGTAAAGGAATATACCAAAACAAAAAAGAAATAGAAATTTTATCTAAAATTAATTCACCTTTACTTCCTGAATTAAAAAAATATGATGAAAAAAACTATAGATATATTGTAATTGAAAAAGTTAATGATTTTAAAAGTGCAGCACAATTTTTTAAATTTATATTTCCTAACATAGATATCCTTTATAAAAAAATCCTTGATTTTTACTACCAACAAAGAAATGGTTTTTCCAACACCGCAGATATCTGGGACATCCCAGGCAATTCAAAAAAAGATGTTTATGAGCATATAATTGAAGATACATGGCTTCAAGGAAAAGATTTACAATTTAAAAATAGAAAAACAGGTGAAATTATGTTTAATATAACATATAATGAATTAGATAATATGTTAAAAGACAACCAAAATGCTAAAGATTTAAAAGAATTATATGATATGGGTTTAGGTAGTAAAGATTTTCATTGGAGGAATTTTGGTTATAAAGATTCCCAATTAAAAATGTTAGATTTAGGTATATGACCCCATACACAGACATAGAAGTTACAGACAAATATATTATTCGTGAATTTAACGAAAATATAGACCCAATTGAACTTTTGTGGCATCGTGATAACGAAGATAGAACAGTTGAAATCCTAGAAGATACAGATTGGCAACTTCAGTTAGACAATCAGTTGCCTACCTCACTAAAAGAACGTATATTTATACCAAGACATGAGTGGCATCGTGTGATAAAAGGAACAGGAACATTAAAATTAAAAATACATAAATCGTGAAAAAAGCTGATTTAAAAGAAATTATCCGAGAAGAAATTAAAAAAGTGTTGAGTGAAGAGACAAATTATACTCCTGGAGGATTTGTAAATGATACAGAAAAACCTTGGATGAGTTTACCTCCTGGAAAATATGAAGTAACATATAAACCTATGTTACCTTTAGATGCTGTCAAAACGTACACTTTAGATTTTCCTGACGGGAAAGAATTTGCAAGTTATGATGAAGCTAGAAGATTTTATTATTCAAATCAACCTAGATATTCTGGTATTGAAAATAGAATGAAAAATTTAGTAAGAGTAACCAAAATAGGATAACATACAGACAGATTCATAGCCTGTCGATTAAAAAATTTTAGGAGCTGTGGCCCAATCTTTGGATTGGGTCACTTTTTTTTGTATATTTATAATAAAATAAAATGACACAAGAACAACTTCGTATGCAAATGTTGGCTGGTATCATTACTGAAGACCAATATAAAGCTAAATTAAATGAAAATTATAATTTAGACAAAATACTAGATAAAATAGATAAAAAAGGTATAAAATCATTAGATAATAAAGAAAAGTATTTTTTAGATTCTTTTGAAAGAGAAAAAAATACCCCAAAAAATATAAATAAAATAGAAGCTCAAGATGAAGGATTAGGTATATACATTCCTGATTTTGAAGGGTTTGATTATGAGGGAGAAATTAAAGGAGATAATGTATTATTTCGTTTTAATGAAGAAGTAGAAGAAGAAGATAGATATAGACCTTTCATATATGGTTTAATAGAATTAGATATTCCTTTTAAACTTGAACAAGACGCTGATGAAATATATGATAAAGTTGGTGACTTGGAACTAGGTAGTAGAATAGATATGATTACTGTAAATATAAAATATTTTGATATAATAGATGATGAAGATGAAGATTATTAAATGAATAAAGAGCCTTCACAAAATAAGCATACAGACAGATTCATAGCCTGTTGATTAAAAAAATTTTAGGAGCTGTGGCCCAATCTTTGGATTGGGTCACTTTTTTTTGTATATTAAAGCAATAAAAGTTATGAATATATTTTATATTAATGAAGATCCGATTATTGCTGCTAGGGAGTTAGCAGATGATCATATTAGAAAGATGCAAATTGAATGTGCTCAAATGTGTTGTGTTGCTCATTGGGTAAACGGTTCAACAGCACCATACAAACAATCACATACAAACCATCCTTCTACAAAATGGACAAGAGAATCTATACAACATTATAGATGGCTTGTAGCACATGGTTTAGAAATTTGTAACGAATTTGAAAAACGATATGGTAAAAAACATAAAACTCAAGATGTACTCGAATGGCTTCGAGACAATGAACCAAATTTACCTGACAATGGATTTATGGATCCCCCTCAGTGTATGCCTGATGAATTTAAATTAGAGAATGCTATAGAAGCATATAAAAATTTTTACATTAACGATAAAGTAAAGATAAAACAATTAGATTGGAAAAAATTAAACAATAAACCAGAATGGATAAGCAAATAGTAATTGTAGGAGCTGGAGTAGCAGGCGTAAATGCTGCAACAAAATTAGTGGATAATGGATATCCTGGAAAATTAATTACCATAATTGATATGGGTAAAGATCCATACAATCGTAAACCTGAAGAAGTAATGACTGGGTTTTTAGGTGCTGGAGGATGGAGCGATGGTAAATTAACTTACCATACAGCAATTGGAGGCCAACTATCAAAATATTGTGGTGAAGAAAAAGCAATGGAATTAATGGATCAAGTTATTACCAACTTTAAACGTTTCCACCCTAAACCAGAAGAAGTACAATGCTCAAACCCAGAGGAAGAACCTGATTTTATTAAACCATATTTTGGTTTGCGATTGTTTCCTGTATGGCACGTAGGTACAGATTATCTATCTGAAATTGCTAAAAATTGGTACGATTATTTAGTATCTAAAGGAGTTAAGTTTGTATGGGAACGAAAAGTAGAATGGATTAATTTTAATAATAGTACTTTATTTTATAAAACATTAGATTCAATAAGTGGTTTAACTGTAGAGTATGATGAACTTATCTTTGCAGTAGGTAAATCAGGTATTGATTTTGCCCAAGAAATAGCAAACGAATATCAACTTCCAGATGAACCTAAATCAGTACAAATTGGAGTTCGATTTGAAGCACCACAAGAACACTTTCAAAAATTAATTGATATTTCATATGACTTTAAGTTATATAAAAAATTTGAAGATAAAGGAGTTTCATTACGTTCATTCTGTACAAATAATAATGCTGCTTATGTTGCTGTAGAAGAAACATATGGAGATCATAGTTACAATGGTCATGCTAAAAAAGATGAGCGTTATCGAAATGATATGACCAATTTTGGTATTTTAATGGAGATTAATGGTATTAAGGATCCATTTACTTGGTCACGTAATGTAGTAAGTAAATTACAATCAAATGGTACTGGTTTATATTATAGCCCATCTCGCCAACCATCAACTACATCAGAAGGTAATAATGTAACTTCAACTCAAATTAGTTTAGATACACTTACTCATGTTGTAGAGCCGGTAATGGAAGGTTATTTTAGATATGTTATGGATTTTATCCAAGACATGAAAAAAGTATTCCCAACATTACAAGATGATTGGGGAATTTATATGCCTGAAGTAAAATATTTGTCACCTGAACCGTTAGTAAACTATAAAGATCTTAGTTTAACAAAATACTCTAACGTACATTTCGTAGGTGATGCTTTAAGTGCAAGAGGCATTACAGTATCAGGTGCACAAGCAATTTATGTAGCAGAAAATTTATTAAAGTTATGAAAATAGGATTTTGTGGAACAATTTCAGTTGGTAAAACAACACTAGTTAACGCATTAAAAGAATTACCTGAATTTGCTGGGTATGAATTTAAAACAGAACGTTCAAAGTATTTACGTGATTTAGGTATTCCGTTAAACACGGATTCAACATTAAAAGGTCAAATAGTGTTTATGGCTGAACGCGCAAGTGAACTTATGTTAAATAACATGATAACAGATAGAACTGTAATTGATGTTATGGCATTTACACGTTTAGCTAAATCAATAGCATACTTTGTAGCAGATGATTTTAACGATGCTGTATCGCATTTACTTCGTGAATATGATTACATATTTTATGTTTCACCTGAAGGTGTAGAACTTGAAGACAATGGAGTACGTGTCGTAGATGCTGAATATAGAAAAAAAATAGATGAAGAAATACAACAACTTATTATAAGACATAAAAATAAATTTAAAAACTATGCTGAATTATCGGGTAGTACTGAGGAAAGAATACAGAAATTGAAACAAGTAATAGGTTTCTAATATTTATAAATAAAATTAAATATGAAAAAATCTCGTTTACTTGAAATTATACGTGAAGAAATTAACGAAGCCTTTTATAGATTAAAAAATCCTGCAGACGAAAAAAAAGGATTTGAACCCCAAATCAACGTTTCAGGAATGCCTGAACCTGAAATTTTATCTAAATATAAAAAATTAGCTGAAGAGGAACTTGAAGAAGAACAATTAGATGAAATGGCATATAATATTGTTCTTTCTAACCCAGAAAAATTAGCAAAATTAAAAGATGAAATTAAAGATTCAACTAAAGAAGGAAAAAAATTACTTTATAAAATAATAGATATTATCCAAAGAGATAAAAAAGAAAATAAACCCATTCGTCAAAGAGATATTGCTAATGAGTTAGGCATTATTCAACAAAAGGTTAACCCATTAATTAATTATTTAATTGATTATGGTATCCTAGATAAAGGTGAATCTGTAACTGGAGTAACCAAGAAAAAAGTAACAGATAAACCCCAAGGAAGACCTTCCAATCCAGATAAACCAGAAAAAGCACCTTCAACAGGGCAACGAGGCAGAAAACCAGGAACCAAAACAGCTACTCGCACACCAGGAAATGATGGATTTGATGATGTATCATATTCAGACGAAGAAGTAGAAGACACCTACTATAAAGATGAAGATGAATTTACATCACCTAGTGAAGAAGGTCCTTCATCTGCAGAAATTAAAGGTGATAAAACCGCAAAAGAATTAGCTCAAGCATCCCCAGCAAGTAAAGATGAAAACTTTGATCGTATCCGTACAGGATTAATGAATAAAGTTAAAAAAGCTAAAGGTGAATTAAGTGCTGAAGATAAAAAATTAGCTATTCAAATTATTAACTCTGCTAAAGAAAAATATAAGTTTAATGCTGTTCAAGTAGATGCTTTAAGAGCAGTTGCAGGTTTATAAGATGATAAAAGATAAAACATTCCAATTAAAGTTATCCCATCTAATTATAGGTGGGATACTTTTACTATTGTTGTTATTTTTAATTTATGTAAAAGTTAAACCTACCCAAATAAACACATATGACAAAGAAAAAAGGGAGATAGATAGCTTAAGAATTGAAATTAACAAATACAAAAAATTAAATGATACTTTAAACTATCAAATAATTAAACAAACTAAAGTTATAGATTCATTAAATAATGAAATTAAAATTACGGAAAAAGAATTAATTAAAACACGTTTGTATTATGATAAGAAAATTAAAGATCTTACTAGTTCTTCTCCTACTGAACTCAACGACTTTTTCTCAAAAAGATACAAGTAGAATTTGTTTTTCATACGATAAAGCAAGACGTATTGCTATTGACTTAGTTAGAGGTGATTCGGCTATGGCTGAACTTAAAATAGCAAATAAATTAGTTTATCAACTTAACGAAAAAATTGATTCTCAAGATAGTATCATCGTTTTATATACTGAAAAAGAAAAATCACATCAAAAACAGATAGCTGATTATGAAAAAACGATTGAAAAAAAAGATAAAATAATCACTGGACTTGAAAAAGACGTTAATGATTTAACCCGTAAAAACACCAATCTTAAATCAGGACTTAAGTGGTTAGGCGGAGGATTCGTGGCTTCCTTACTTACTATTGTTACCTTTATAGTAGTTAAATAATGGAAGAAAAAAGTTTAAAACAGGTAGTCCGAGAGGAATATATAAAATGCGCCCAATCACCAGCGTATTTTATGAAAAAATACTGTTACATCCAACATCCACAACGTGGACGAATTCAATTTAACCTTTATCCATTCCAAGAAAAAGTACTTACTTTATTCCAAGAGAATCCATATTCAATAGTACTTAAATCCCGCCAGTTAGGTATTTCAACATTATCCGCAGGTTACTCATTGTGGTTAATGTTATTTCATGAAGATAAAAACGTATTATGTATTGCAACTAAACAGGAAACCGCTAAAAACATGGTTACCAAAGTTAGATTTATGTACGAAAGTTTACCTTCGTGGCTTAAATTTGCAAACAAACCTGACGAAGCAAACAAATTAACACTTCGATTACCAAATGGATCTCAAATCAAAGCAATAGGTGCCTCAAGTGATGCAGGTCGATCAGAAGCCGTTTCTTTGTTGATTATAGATGAGGCTGCCTTCATTCACAATATTGGTGAGATATGGGCCTCAGCTCAACAAACCTTAGCTACTGGTGGAGGTTGTATTGCATTATCTACACCTTATGGTACAGGTAACTGGTTCCATAAAACATGGGTTGCTGCAGAAATGGGTGATAATAGTTTTTTACCTATTAGATTACCTTGGCAAGTACATCCTGAACGAGATCAATCATGGAGAGATCAACAAGATGCTGATTTAGGTATCCGAATGGCAGCACAAGAATGTGACTGTGACTTTACAACATCTGGTGACACTGTATTTACACCAGAAGATATTACTTTTTACGAACAATTTCACGTGAAAGAACCTCTTGAAAAACGTGGAGTTGACCAAAACCTATGGATTTGGGAACCAGCCGACTATTCTAGGAACTATTTGATCGTAGCTGATGTAGCACGTGGTGATGGTAAGGATTTTTCAGGGTTTCACATCTTTGATGTTGAAACATTCACTCAGGTAGGTGAATATAAGGGTCAAATCAATACAAAGGATTATGGACACTTGTTAACTAGCATTGCAACGGAATATAACAATGCTTTACTTGCAGTCGAAAATCAAAGTGTAGGATGGTCAACAGTACAAACGATTTTAGATAGAGGTTATCAAAACTTTTATTATTCACCAAAAGGTGGAACAAACAATGTAGATAATTTCTTTGATCCTTATATGGATCACAGTAAAATGACACCTGGTTTTACCATGTCAAATACAACTCGTCCAATAGCAATTGGTAAATTTCAAGAAGCTATTATAGATAAAGCAGTTGTTTTCCATTCTGTGCGCCTATTAGAGGAAATGAAAGTATTTATATGGAGAAACGGTAGAGCAGAAGCTCAAGGAGGATACAATGACGACTTGATTATGGCATTTTCTATTGGGTGTTATTTACGTGAAACCGCTTTTAAACTTAGAACAAATAGTATGGAAATGACTAAAAGTATGTTGAATAGTATAGGAAATTCTCGTACATCATATGCTGGAGGTTATTCCAATGGGCCAAATTATGCTGATAAGTATAACAATAACCCATTTAAAATAGACAACCCTTACTCAAATGGTCAAGAAGATATTTCTTGGCTTTTATAAAATAAAACATGGCAGATACAGGAT